GCTGGCGCTACTGGTGCTAACCAAACTGGTACAACTCCGTTTAACATGAACGTTATTAACGGTATGTCAACAGCTACTGCTGAACAATTAGGTTCAACACCTGCTGACTTTGCTTCAATGGCTTTCTCAATCGAGAAAACTTCTGTAACAGCGAAAACACGTGCACTTAAAGCTGAGTACTCAATCGAGTTAGCTCAAGACTTGAAATCAGTTCATGGTTTAGATGCTGAAGGCGAATTAAGCAACATCCTTTCAACAGAAATCTTAGCTGAAATCAACCGTGAAGTTATCCGTACAGTTTACTACGGTGCTAAAGTTGGTGCTCAATTCGGTACAGCTACTGCTGGTACATTCGACTTAGACGTTGACTCTAACGGTCGTTGGTCTGTTGAAAAATTCAAAGGCTTATTGTTCCAAATCGAACGTGAAGCTAATGCGATTGCTCAACAAACTCGTAGAGGTCGTGGTAATTTCATCATCTGTTCATCAGACACTGCATCAGCATTGGCTATGGCAGGTGTATTAGATTACGCTCCAGCTCTTTCAACATCATTAAATGTTGACGAAGCATCTACAACTTTTGCTGGCGTTTTAAATGGTAAGTACAAAGTTTATGTTGATCCATATGCCGGCGGTAACAATCCATCTGCAGCTGGTTCACAATTCTTCGTAGTTGGTTACAAAGGTACTTCAGCATTTGATGCTGGTATCTTCTATTGCCCATACGTTCCTCTCCAATTGGTTAGAGCTGTTGATCCTAACACTTTCCAACCAAAAATTGGCTTCAAGACACGTTATGGTATCGTAGCTAACCCATTCGTTAACTTAGATGACGGTACTACAGATAACAATGTTATCGTAGCTAATGCAAACTACTACTACCGTAAGGTTGCAGTAACTAACTTAATGTAATATTAAGTTAATACAATAAGATCCGTAAGGACGATGTATAAGAAGGGGACTCGAAAGAGTCCCTTTTCTTTTGTATAAATAGAATATAACATTAAGGAAATATCTTATGGCTAATACAAATTGTCCTATACCAAGTAACATCAATCCATTATCTCCTACCGGGTTTAGATTATCAATCTCTAAATTACCTGACTTAGTATATTTTTGCCAAGAAGTAAATCTTCCAGAAGTAGAATTGCCATCGATACCAATGCCAACCCCATTCTCAACTATTGGTGTACCTGGTGAAATGCTTCGTTTTGGAGATCTTACTGTACAATTTGTAGTAGACGAAACCCTTGCAAATTATAAAGGTGTGTTTGATTGGTTAATTGGTCTTGGTTTCCCAGAAAATTACTTACAATATCAAACTTTTTCTGCTCAAGATCAAGCGGCCGGAAGTAGTCAGTTTGGTGGAATGATAGGAAATTATTCAGATGCAATACTTGAAATATTAGGTAGTCAAAATACTCCTACGCAAACTGTATTATTTAGAGACGTGCATCCAGTAGCATTATCATCATTACCATTTACTTCTAATGCTACTGATGTAAATTATCTTATTGGTACAGCTACATTTAGGTATAACTATTACAACTTTATGGATATCACAGCTACCTCGGGCGCGGTGGGAGCAGCAAACTAAAGCATGTACTTTAATTGATTATTGTGTTATAATGTAATTTTAAATGGTGTAGGTATATTATGAATATTGAAGAGATACAAACGATGTGGGAGCAAGACAGTCTTATCGATGATAACCATTTGGGTGAAGCATCGACTGAGACGGCTAAGGTCCATTCTAAGTATATCAAACTTATGGTAGGAGTCAAACTTAAGCTTACGAAGGCTAGAGGTGATTACAACCTGCTGCGTAAAAATAAGTTTAGGTATTATCGCGGTGAACTATCAAGAGAAGAGTTAGCTGACTTAGGTTGGCAACCATATCAACTAATCAAACCACTTAAGAATGAGATGGATGAATTCCTTCAAGGTGATCAAGACTTAATAACACTAAACACTCGTATAGAATACCTTGAAACTATGGGTTATCTGCTCGAAGGTATCTTAGGTCAAATCAAAGCTAGAGATTGGCAACTTAAAAATGGTATTGAATGGAAGAAGTTCCTAGCTGGAATGTAATGAAACTAACCATTGAAAAACTTAATGAAGTAAACATTCGAGTTTACGGAGATGCTGGTTGCGAACAAGAACTGGAGAACTTCTTTACATATGAAGTTCCAGGTGCAAGGTTTACTCCTAAATTTAAAGCTCGATTATGGGATGGTAAAGTCCGTCTTTATTCATTAATTAAAAAGACATTATACGCTGGTCTATATCAATACGTCTTAGAGTTTGCACAACGCAATAACTATGATCTAACGTTTAATCCAACAGATGATTATCCAAAACCTTTAGATCTGCAAAACTACACTACTGAACAAGTATCAAAATACATATATGACTTAGATCTATACGGACGCGGAGAACCAATCGAACCTCGCGACTATCAGATCGAAGCTGTTAAGACCGCACTTAATTTAAATAGAACAGTATTACTATCGCCTACTGCATCTGGTAAATCATTCATGATCTATTGTTTGATGAGATGGCACTTAGAAGAAGATCGTAAGACCATCATCGTCGTACCTACTACATCATTAGTTGAGCAGATGTATTCAGACTTCGAAGACTATTCATCACATAATGAATGGTCAGTGGGCGCAAACTGCCAGAAACTATATTCAGGATTTACAAGAGAGTTTACTAAAAACGTATTGATTACCACATGGCAATCGATCTATACTCAACCTAAACAGTGGTTCGAAAATTTCGACGTCATAGTTGGAGATGAAGCACATCAATTTAAAGCTACATCTCTTATTACTATCATGGAACGTATGCAGCATGTTAGATATCGAATAGGTACGACAGGCACCATAGACAATAAGAAGATTAATCAATTGACGTTAGAAGGTTTATTTGGTCCAGTCCATAGAGTAACGACCACACGAGAGTTGATGGATGATGGTAAGGTAGTAAACATCGATATTAATTGTGTATTGCTAAAGTATAAGGATGAGATCCGTAAAGCATGTAAAGAGCAAACTTATCAAGAAGAGATGGAGTTTCTTGTATTAAACGAAGCACGAAATAAATTTATACGCAACCTTGCTTTATCATGTAAGGGTAATACATTAGTGCTATTCCAATTTGTAGAGAAGCATGGCATACCTCTATATGAAGATATCAAAGCTAAGGCTCCAGATAAAAATGTATACATCGTGCATGGCGGAGTAGAAACATTAGATCGTGAAGACATACGTAAGAATACTGAGCTTGATGCTAATACAATCATAGTTGCCTCATATGCTACGTTCTCAACGGGTATAAATATACCTAGTATAGAGAATATTGTATTTGCTTCTCCTACTAAGTCTAAGATCAGAAACCTTCAATCTATTGGTCGTGGTCTAAGACTTAAAGATGGTAAGACTCATCTTAACCTATATGATATCGCAGATGATATACAATATAAATCGAGAAAGAACCATACACTGAATCATTTTGTTGAAAGAATTAAGATATACTCGGAAGAGAAGTTTGACTATAAGGTCCACGAGGTACAACTATGACAGCTGACTTAGATCGTTACGTAGTAATTAAATTAATCTCCGGAGAAGAGATAATAGGCACTCTTGTTAAAGAAGATGACTATGATATTAAGATACAGTTTCCTATGATGGTAAAAAAAGTAAGTCATTTATTAAGAGATCTTCCAGTAGAATCGATCGTCTTAGGCACTTATAGCCATTTTTGTGCAGATGACGAGTTTACTTTTAACAAACAACATATCATAATATTAAAAGATATGGATCCACGTTATATAGACGAGTATCATAGATCTGTAGATGATTTTATTGGAGCTAGTAGCCCAGAACCCGAAGCTTACAACCCAAACGAAGTACAACAATTGACAGATAAGCTTAAGAGTATGTTTAGAGATAAACTGAATGAAGAAGAAGATTATCCTGAAATAATCTCTTTAAACGTTAGTGGTACAAAGACTATACATTAACCACTTGAAAGACCCCATACAGTCATAATAACACGGAGTACAATTAAAGTACAATTATTTTATGGATCAAATTACAATAGAAGAATCAGCGTCAGATAAGATTAAATTACTACTAGCAGAAGAGAATACACCTGAGCTTAAGTTAAGGATATTTGTTTCTGGCGGTGGGTGTTCAGGTTTTCAATACGGTTTTACATTTGATGAAAACCAAAATGAAGACGACTTTATTATAGAACAAAACGGAGTTAGTTTATTAGTTGATGCAATGAGCATGCAGTATTTAACAGGAGCAGTCATTGGATATAAAACATCTTTAATGGGAGAACAATTTGAGATAAAGAATCCAAACGCACAAACAACATGCGGTTGCGGTTCATCATTCTCAGCGTAATATGGCATATTCAGAAAAAGTATTAGATCATTACGAAAACCCAAGAAATGTGGGATCTTTAGATAAAGAATCATCAAACGTAGGTACTGGCATGGTAGGAGCTCCAGCCTGCGGTGATGTAATGAAACTACAGATAGAAGTAGAAGGAGACACCATAATAGATGCAAAATTTAAGACGTATGGCTGTGGTTCTGCTATTGCTAGTTCTAGTCTTGTCACCGAGTGGCTCAAGGGCAAAACGTTGGATGAGGCACAAACAATCAAGAACTCCGATATCGCAGAAGAGTTAGCATTACCTCCAGTTAAAATCCACTGCTCAGTCCTTGCAGAAGATGCAATCAAGGCGGCAATTGCAGATTTAAGAAGCAAGCGTACATAAGCTATGGCAATCTCATTAACTGTTAAAGCTGCTGAACGCGTAGAAAAATATCTTAACAATCGCGGTAAAGGCATTGGTGTGCGCTTAGGTGTTAAAACAACAGGATGTTCTGGCATGGCCTATACTCTTGAGTTTGTGGATCAAACTTTACCTGATGATCAGATCTTTGAAAGTCATGGGATTAATATTATAATAGATCCAAAAAGTTTAGTCTATATTGATGGAACTGAACTTGACTTCGAAAAAGAAGGTTTGAACGAAGGATTTAAATTTAACAATCCTAACGTCAAAGCAGAATGTGGATGCGGCGAAAGCTTTACAGTGTGACATAAAAATAATTTTACTTTATACCCACTATGTAGTACAATGGTCTTAATTATTAAATAAAGGTGAATTACATGGCTGAGAAAAAACCAGTCCACTACGTAAACAATCCAGACTTCTTAGAAGCCGTTAAAAAATATAAGAAGCAATGTGCAGAAGCCGAGGCTTGTGGAGATCCTAAACCTCAGCTATCAAACTATCTTGGTGAATGCATCCTTAAGATAGCTACTAAGTTAGCTAATCGCCCGAACTTTATCAACTATTCCTATAAAGATGACATGATCCTCGACGGCATCGAGAACTGTATCATGTACTTTGATAACTTTGATCCCGCAAAATCATCTAATCCATTCAGTTATTTTACACAGATCATCTACTATGCGTTCCTTCGTCGTATAGAAAAAGAAAAGAAGCAATCATATATCCGCGGTAAACTAATCAGAGACACCACGATAGAATCATTTGAGACACAAGGTCATGATGACGGTGATGACTTCTATAATGGATTCATTGGATTCATGCAACAGCATGGCACTTTTGATGATGGATTTGAAGAGCGCCAAAAAAATAAAAAGAAGAAAAAGAAAGTTGATCCCGACACTATAACATTAGATACATTTATTGAGAATCCAAATGAGTAAGATAGTTATTTTAGGCGATACACACTTTGGTGTAAGAGGAGACTCATTAAAGTTTCACAAATACTATGAGAGGTTTTATGAAGAATTTTTGTTTCCGTATATGGAAGAGCATAACATCAAAGCTATCTATCAGCTTGGCGATTTATTTGATCGTCGTAAGTTTGTTAACTTCAATACGCTTGCTGAGTGCAAACGATACTTTTTCGATCAACTCAAAGCAAGAGGCATCCAACTAATAACTCTGCTAGGTAATCATGATATTTTTTGGAAAGAGTCGTTACAAGTTAATGCTCAGTCATTGATATTAGGCGAGTATGATAACATCATAGTGATCGATAAACCTACCCGCATGCATGAAGATAACACAACTATTGATCTTATACCATGGATTTGTAAAGAGAATGAGAGCGATGTATTTAGTTTTATTGATAGCAGTAAATCTGACTTATGTTTAGGTCATTTTGAAATAGCAGGATTCCCAATGTATCGCGGTATGGTAGCAGAAGATGGTCTATCACATGATATGTTTAGTAAGTATGAACGAGTATTGTCTGGACATTACCATACAAGGTCTAAGCAAGAAAACATCGAGTACATCGGCACTCCATATGAGATGACATGGCAAGATGCATCTGATCCAAAAGGATTTAGTATATTTGATACAGAGACAAGACATCTTGAATTCATCCAAAACCCTTTCACTATACATGAAAAGATCGAGTATAATGATAAGGACGTAGAGCCAATCGATCTTACAACAATTGAAATAAAGGATAAGTACATTAAGTTGGTGGTTATAAATAAAACCGACTTATATAAGTTTGATAGGTTTGTCAATTTATTGTACGAGCAAGAACCATATGAAGTCAAAATCATCGAAGACCTTTCTGAGTTCAATGAAGGTACCATCGACGCTGAGATTAATCTCGAAGATACTATTAGCATTCTTGGTAATTATATTGATTCCGTCCAAACGGAAGGAGATAAAGAAGCTATTAAATCTTTCGTAAAAGGATTATATATTGAAGCAATTAACCAGGAGGTTGTTTGATAATATTTAAGTCAGTGAGTTGGAAGAACTTCCTTTCGACAGGTAACACCCCGAATAAAGTAGAATTAGATGGTCACTCAACAACCTTAATAGTTGGGAAAAACGGTGAAGGTAAGTCCACTATCCTTGATGCACTTACCTTCTCACTGTTCAATAAACCATTCCGCGATATCAATAAAAACCAATTAGTAAACTCTATTAATCAAAAGAATTGTGTGGTTGAGATTGAGTTTGATATTGGTCCTATCAAATATAGAGTAGTGCGTGGTATCAAACCTAATATCTTTGAGATATATCAAAACGGCACAATCATCAATCAAGATGCTGCCGTAAAAGATTATCAAAAAGTCCTCGAACAGCAGATCCTAAAATTAAATTATAAAACCTTCACCCAGGTAGTGATATTAGGATCTGCTTCTTTTGTACCGTTCATGCAGTTACCTGTATGGCAAAGACGTGAAGTCATCGAAGATATCCTTGACATCAAAGTATTCTCTACGATGAATACGATACTAAAAGAAAAGATAGCCGAGAATAAAGAAGAACTATCTGTAGTAGAGACTGAGATTCGAATCATCACTGAACAAGCTAAAGCACAAAAGAGTTTAATTGATTCTCTACAACATTCTAAAGATCAAAACGTTAAAGTACTACGAGATAAGATCGAGACTAATATCACTGAGATAAACGATAAGACTCAATTAGTGGATCTACTTAATAAAGACGTAGAGGCACTTAACACACAACTACATGAGAAAGCTGAAGTAGATAAGAATATCGAGATGTGTAAATCAAATATGAATAAGCTATCACAAAAGCTTACACAAGTTGATGAGCACATTGAATTCTTTACTAGCAATGAGACGTGTCCATCATGTGAGCAAGGTATTCAACACGAACATAAAGATAAAATCATTAGTAAGATATCTAGTGATAAGAAACAAATCACTGATAATATGGACGTGCTCAACTCTGCTTACAGTAAATTAAGTAAAGACTTACAAGATAAACAAGATGTATTAAATCAAATACAAGATAAGAACATCTCTATATCAACAGAGATCAATGCTATGAACATGCTTATCAAAGCAAACAATGCATTAGAGAAAGAGATCAACGAGTTATCTGTACAAGGTGATATCGATGTAGAGAAAGATAAGATCAAGCTATTAGCTAATGATGCACTACAAAAGAATGAAGTAAAAGTTGGTCTCATGAAAGAGAAACAGCTACAAGAGATTGCAGGAGTATTGCTAAAAGATACGGGCATCAAGACCACTATTATTAGAGAATACTTACCAGCAATGAACAAACTAATTAACATGTATCTGTCTGCAATGGACTTCTTTGTTAAGTTTGAACTAGACGAATCTTTCAACGAGAAGATCAAGTCTAGATTTAGAGACGAGTTCACGTATGCCTCATTCTCTGAAGGCGAGAAAATGAGGATCGACCTCGCAATCCTATTCACTTGGCGCCAGATCGCTAAGATGAAAAACTCGGTCAACACCAACTTGTTATTACTAGATGAGATCTTTGATTCTAGTCTTGATGTAGCCGGTACCGATTACTTCCTATCCGTAATGGATACGTTGGGTGAAAATACCAATGTCTTCGTTATATCCCATAAAGGTGATGTCCTCCTTGATAAGTTTAAGAATAACTTACGCTTTGAAAAGACTAATGACTTCAGCTCGCTGGTAACTAACTCCTAAGTTATTGATTTATATGGACAACTCTCCCGGCAGCGCCCAGGACAGCCCATTTTTTAACTAGATAGGTAAATATACCCTGCTCGGGCCCAGGGGCCTATGTACTTTAAATAGCTTTTCAGGTA